GCTATAGCAGGTGTTGGCTCACAGTTTGAAGATTTAAAAGATTCATTAGACCAAGTATTTGGTAGCATGGATGCAGGTGACCAAGCTATGCAAAAAGTTTTCACTTTTGCACAAACTACACCTTTTCAAATAGAAGATGCAACAAAAGCATTTATAGCACTTAAATCAGCAGGTATAGAACCTAGCATGAATATGTTACAAACCTTTGCTGATACAGCATCTGTTTCAATTGACCAACTAGGAACGTTTGAAGCATTAATAAGAGTTGTCCAAAGGTCAGCAGGTGGTGGTTTAGGTCTAGAAGAATTAAACATGATAGCTGATAGAGGTATTGATGTTTTTGGTGGTTTAAAAGAAGAACTGGGTTTATCAAGAGATGAAATAGCTGAATTTGGTAAAACAGCAGAAGGTGCAAAGAAAATAACTGATGCTCTTGTTGTTACTTTAAATAAAAAGTTTGGTGGTGCTATGGAATCCAAAATGGATAACCTTAGTACAAAAACATCTAACATGGTTATTGCTTTTAAACAGTTAGGAGATGAGGTATTTAAAAGTGGTTTAGGTGATTTTCTTAAAAATATGGCTGATAGACTAACTGATATGGCAAACGCTATAGGTAAAACAGTTAGAAGGTTGAGAGGTGATATTACTGTTGCAGATGTTGGGATTACGGAAACAGACCCACAGAAACAGATTGACATATTAGATGCACAAATAAAAGCAGATAAGGCTAGAGCAGATTCTATGGCAGCGAATCCACCACTAAAAGATGAATTGGCTTTATCACATATGACCAAGTTATTAAGGTTGCAACAAGATATAACTAATAAAGAAACATTAAGACTTGAAATTATTGGGCAAATTGAAGATAAGAAAAAAGAAAACCTAAAAACAGATGAAAATTTAAGTACGTTACTGCAATCAGATATTGATTTCTTATCACAATTTAAAAAGTTACTTGGCGAAAGTATTCCTGAGTTAGAAAAAATTAATGAACAAATATCATCAGTAGAAGCATTAAGAGGTAAGTTAGATGCTAAAGGTAACTTGATAGCATCTGATGAAGAAATAGAACGTGTTTTAGCGTTTTTAGATGAAACAAAAAAGGAATTAGGTAAAACTGGTGAAGCATCAGATGCTATGGCACAAATATTAGAACAAGCGACTGATAAATTTGCAAACGATTTTATTAACGCATTACAAAGTGGTGAAAATGCTTTAGTATCATTTAGAAACTTAGTAGGAGATATGATTCAACAAGTAATAGCTGAGTTTTTAAAAATGAAAGTCATCAAACCTTTAATGAATGCTTTATTTAGTGCTGTAGGTTTACCGACAATACCTATGGATACTTCAGCAGGTGGTGGAACTATACAAGGTGGCAGACCTACATTAGTCGGTGAACGTGGTCCCGAAATATTTGTACCTAATACTGGCGGAACTATTATGAATAATATGAATAGTAGAAACGCTATGGGTGGTGGTACACCAATCAATATATATCAAAATCTTAACTTTGCTACTGGTGTTGTACCAACAGTAAGAGCAGAGATTACTAAGATGATGCCACAAATAGCAGATGTAACAAAAGCAGCAGTACAAGAATCAGCAATGCGTGGTGGTTCATTTAGAAGGAGTTTAGTAGGTGGCTAAGATAGTAACAATGCCAAACACCCCTAATTTTGTTAGGAGTAATTTTGTATTAAGACGTGCAGTAGGTAGTGTCGCTTCACCTTATACAGGTAAAGTTAGAACACAAGAATATGATGGTGTATTTTGGGAAGCCACAGTAACCCTTCCACCTATGCGTAGACATGTTGCTAAGAATTGGCAATCCTTTCTATTAGAACTTAATGGACCAGTAAATCATTTTAAATTTGCAGACCCTGATGCTTTAACGAATCAAGGCACATATGATGCTAATGATTTAAAAGCTAAAGATAGAATTAATCAAGGAAGCATTGAATTAGATTTTTCTTCAGCAACACAAACAATCACTGCACCTTCTGATACAACACCTTTTGCTAACGCTTTAGTGGGTGATTTTATTGTGGTAACAGGTTCATCTAATCCTGAAAACAATGGCACACATAAAATAACCACAAAGACTAATGCTTATACAGTAATAGTAGAATCTGAATCAGGTGGTTTAGTTACTGAAGCAGATGTAACAGGTTGTACTATAAAATCTAATCAAAAGGGTGCAACAGGTATAAATTTATCATCTAGTTCTAATAGTGCAACAGGAACAATACTTAAAGGTGATTATCTACAAATAACATCAAGCTCAACAGCAGGTGCTAATCCAGTTCAATACGTTATGGTGACTGAAGATGCTACATTAAATGTTAATGCAGGTGAAGATACTTATGGAGTCAAAATACAACCTAAGTTAAGAACAGCCATAACTGAAAATTATTTAGTAAGATTCGCAACTCCAAAAGGATTGTTTAGATTAACAACAAAAGATGTTGACTGGGACGCAGACAATATTTCTAACTATGGCATATCTTTTTCATGCATTGAGGTAGTTTAAATGTCTAATAGAGGTGGGATTGATAGTTCTATAACAAGCTACCTTGAAGCAGACCATCAAGTATTATTTTTAGCAGTTGAAGCTGAATTTGATACAGAAACTATAAGATTATGGTCAGGTGATTATGACCTAATAATTAATGGTGGAACATATACTGGTGTTGGAACTCTTTTATCTATCTCAAACATAGAAGATACCTTAGAACTTAAATCAAGTGGTTTATCTGTGGCTTTAGCAGGTATGGATACGACTGTTCTTGATTTAGCACTTACAGAAAATTATCAAAATAGATTTATAACTGTTTATCTAGGATACCTCTCAGGGGGAACAGACACCACTGTAGGCACTATGACTTTATTTAAAGGTCGTATGCAATCAATGGTGATAAATGATGACCCTAATGGCTCTACAATAACTGTAGATGCTGAAAATAGATTAATAGATTTAGAAAGACCATCAAACCTAAGATACACCAAAGAATCACAACAATTTATAGACTCTACTGATACTTGTTTTAACAGAGTTCAATCTTTACAAGACAAAGAAATTGTATGGGGTAGGTCATCTTCTAATACAGGTGGTGGTACTGGTGGTGGAGGATATGGTTCAGGCGGTGTACGTGATAGTAGAAGTGTTGTAAAAGAACAATGATAAAGAAAGCAGATTGGAGTATAGAATTTGACCAGTTTATAACCAAAAACAGGTTTAAAGGTTTTAAATGGGGTTCGTGGGATTGTTGTAAGTTTTCTAATGCTTGTATAAAAGCTATGACAGGTGAAGATTTGATACCAAAACAACTTAAATGGAAAAACGAAGCAGAAGCTATGAAATCAATAAAAGAATATGGTAAAACTCTTGCTAAAAGTATTGAAAAGGCTTGTAAAGCAAAAGGTGTACAAAAAATAGACAAAGCATTTATGCAAAAAGGTGATTTAGTGGTTTATAAAGAAGAATCAGAATTAGTTGGTATATCAGATGGTGTTAAGGTTTTAACACCTACAGACGATATGGTAGTAGCTAAACAAAATGTAGATATTATTTCTGTATGGAGAATACCTAATGGGTAAGGCAGTCAAAGCAGCAGTTAAAGTCTTTGTAATTACTTTTGCAATTACAACAGGACTCGCTTTTGTTTTTCAAGGTGCAGGTCTATTTGCTTTAGGTTCATTTAGTGCAGCAGGTGCATTTTTAGGTGGTGTTAGCACTTTATCATTAGCAGCATTATCAGCAACTTCAACACTTATTGGCGGTTTAATGTCAAAAGGTACAAATGCAACTGCTGAAAACTTTGGAACTAAAGTAGCATCAAGAACATCAGCAGCACCTAGACAAATTATTTATGGTAAAGCTAGAGTTGGTGGAACAATAACCCACATAGAAACTTCAGGTACAGATAATTATAAGCTATCTATGATTGTTGTTCTTGCAGGACATGAAGTAGAAAGTTTAGAAGAAGTATTAATTAATGACACAAAGTTAACAACTACATCAAGTGGTGGTTTTCAATATGCAACAAATAGCAGATTTACTAATAGTGAAAATGAAAATAAATTTGGTGTAAGTAATTCATTACTTAGATACAAATTTAAAGATGGTTCACAAACAACAGCAGACAGCACAATAACAAGTAATACATCTTTAGGTTCTTCAGATAAATTTATAGGCATGGCTTATATGCTTATAGAAATGGTATTTGATTCTGAAGCCTTTGGTGGTGGTATTCCACCTATGGCTTTTGTTATAAAAGGTAAAAAAGTTTATGACCCAAGAACGTCAACTACAGCTTGGTCAGATAATCCTGCTCTTTGTGTTAGAGATTATATAACTGATACTACTTATGGATTAAAAGCTACTTCAGATGAAGTATTAGATACAACAGCTTTAGGTGGTTTTGCTTCAGCAGCTAATACTTGTGAAAATGCAGCAGGTGCAATAACAACAGCTACAGTCAATGGTTCTGTATCAAGCTCAACAACAGTCACAATAGATTATGCATCAACAAATACACTTATAGATATAGGTCAAACAGTTACAGGAACAGGCATATCAGGTTCACCAACTGTTATATCAAGAATCGGTAATGTAATCACTTTATCCTCTGCTCAAACAATTTCTGATGGTGTAACGCTTACATTTAACGAAGATTTATATAAAGCTAATGGTATTACTAATATGTCAGCAGATGGAACTGGTGTTCTTGAAGGATTACTAAGTTCTTGTGCAGGTAAGTTGTCATATATTAATGGGAAATTTGTAATGTTTGCAGGTGCTTCAGTTACTCCTGATATGACTATAACAGATGATAACTTATTAGCACCTATTTCTGTTGCAACTAAAAATTCAAGTGGCGAAACTTTTAATACTGTCAAAGCTGTTTATGTTGATGCTAATAATAATTATGTAGCTACAGATTCACCAGTTTATACAGATAGTACATTACTAAGTGCAGATACCCCAAGTGGAGAATCACAAGTCAATTACAGAAAAACTTTAGAATTACAGTTGCCATTTACTGATACAACTACAATGGCACAAAGATTACAAAGAACTGCTTTGTTACATTCAAGACAAGAAGTTAGTTTATCTGTTTTATGTAATATTGCTTTTATGCAACTGCAACCCTTTGACTGGGTTTACCTAACTAACTCAAGGCTAGGATACACCAACAAAACTTTTGAAGTTTTAAGCACAAATTTAGAAGTTATAGAGTCAGATGACGTTCCAATTTTAGCAACGAGACTCGTCCTTAAAGAGATTGATTCTACAGTATATAGTTTTGCATCAAACACTTATACAAACCCAATAGACGAAGGCTCAAGCGTTTCTACAGGTAGTTTTAGCGTAACTGCACCAACAGGTTTATCAGTATCAGCAACTTTAGTAAATACTGGTTATGATTTACAAGTTCAATGGACAAATAATACAGATGATTTAGTACAAGGTACTGAAATTTTATATGGAACATCTTCAGGAACTTACATAAGTTCAGCAATAGCAGGTAAGGGTAAAACAAAAGAAATAATCCCTAATGTAAAACCAAATTCAACTTATTACATAGTAGCAAGGCATTTTTCAGCAAATAACGTGTTTAGTGCTGTAACAAGTGAAGAAACAATCAATACAAATTCAGATGCAGGTATTACTACACCATCTGCACCAACTTCATTGTCTGCAACAACAGGTAAACCACTTAACATAGGATTATCTTGGACTAACCCTAATAATAGCGATTTAAGAGATATAAAAATCTATAGGTCAACTAGTTCAGGGTTCACACCTAATGACGGAACTAATTTAGTAAGAACAATAGCAGGTGTGCCAAGTGTTACGCAAAAAGTATCTTTTGGTATTGATGATGGATTAGTATCAGGCACTACCTATTATTTTAAAGTTAAAGCAGTAAGTTTCTTTGATAAAGAATCAAGTGCATCAAGTCAAGCTAGTGGTTCATTTACTAAAGTAGAAGCAACTGATATTGAGGCAATATTCTCAGGTTATTTTCATGTAGAAGGTTCAACGACTACAGCATTATCAGATTCAGCTTTTAATACAGCACACGGAAGATTGCCCATAGAAGATGATATCTTGATTATGGTTAATACCAGTGCTTCACCTAAAGTATCTAAAGCCTATAAATATTCAGGTACTTCAGGTAGTGGTGGTTCTTTTGTAGAAATAACAAATTTCCAAACTGGTGATTTAGTTGTAGACGGAACTATCGCAGGTGCAAAAATAATAGCAGGTGATATCAATGCAGATAGAATTGAAGCAGGAACGCTTACTTCAGCATCAGGTGTATTTGGTTCTATTAGTGCTAATGATATAGATACTGGTACTTTAAACGCAGCTAATGTAACTGTAAGTGGTGGTGATGTAACTATTAATAATTCAGGTATCACTATTAATGGTTCTTCATCATCAATCAATTTAGGTTCAGGTGCATTTACTGTATCTTCAGCAGGAGTTATGACTGCAACTGGTGCTACTATTTCAGGAGCAATTACTGCCACATCTTTAAATGTAACTAATGCAACTATAACAGGTACTCTTGATGCTAGTGTTATTCTTTTAGATGGAGACCCATTAGATGATTTATTTAGCGTATCAGGAACAGGTAGTGCAAAAACTTTAGCTATTGGTCCTGATGTTAAAAATCAACTAAAAGTTGATGGCACATCAATGAAATATATAGCTTATGACCAAACGCAATCCAATGGTGATTTAGCTTTAGATATGAATGAAGATAGAGTTCTATTTTATCCAACAACAAACAGAATATCTTGGACTCCAACATATATTACTGGTGGAGATATTGAAAACAATAATGATAATGCAGGTATAAGAACACCTAACCTTACTGTTGGTTATAGTTCACTTAATCAAACTTATAATTTAGCTGTAGCAGGTGAAGCATTTTTTAACAATCCAATAATATTAGATACTGTATCAACCCCATCAACCACAACAAATAAACTTTATAACGTAGGCGGAACTTTATACTGGAATGGTGTAGTAGTAGATACTGGTGCTGCTGATATAACAGGAGTAGAAATTATAACTGCTTCTAGTAGTGGTTTAACAGGTGGTGCTAACTTTACTTCAGGTGATGCTAGTTTTACTTTGGCATTAGCTTCAAGTATTGATGGTGCAAAAACCTTTACAAACAACGTAGTCATTCAAGGTAATCTTGATGTACAAGGTACAACCACAACTATTGATACTACGAACCTAGATGTAAAAGATAAAAACATAACCCTTAACTATGGAACTGGTGATACTTCAGCTAATGCAAACGGAGCAGGTATTACTATTCAAGATGCTGTAAGTGTAGGTAATGATGCAACTCTTACTTGGAATACATCTAATGATAGCTTTAATTTTTCGCATCCAGTGAATGTAACAGGTGCTATCTCTAGTGGTGCTATCACAAGTACAGGAACTTCAGAGTTTGCAAGTTTAAATTTAGGTGGAGTTACATCTACTGGC